TACCTACGCACTCACGACGCTCTCGAGCCTGAAGAACTGGCTCGGCATCACGTCGGTCGATGACGACGTCCTCCTCGAGGACGCGATCGACCGGGCGACCGCCATCATCGAAACCCACTGCGACCGAAAGTTCAAGAGCCGCACGTTCAACGAGTGGTGCATGCCGCAGGGCGAGCGGACTTTCACGGTCGACAACTACCCGATCATCTCCATCGATCAGATCGCCTATGGTTCGGCGATCTCGATGACGATCTCGAGCGATACGGCGTCGACTGACGTCATCGCGACGGTCGAGAACAACGGCACGAACATCCGGCTCCGAAAGGTGACGTACGCCGGAGCGACCGAGCTGACGACGCTCGCGGTCGCCGATTACGTCAGCACGCGGCAGCTCGTCGACTACATCAACGCCAGCGTCTCCGGGTGGTCTGCGACGCTCACCGAGAACGCTTTGACGGCGAGCCTCTATCGCTTTGGCGGTCGCGGCGTGATCGACGCTCCGTGCAACTTCGAGTACCCGCGGGACAACGTCTCCGAGTACCGCGTCGACTACGCGACCGGGCAGGTCCATCTCATCGCGGATCGGTTCCCGGGCATCCGGTCGGATGACGCCTCGGCCAACCGCTTCCCGTCGGGCTTTTATCCGGTGTTCGTCCAGTACACGGCGGGCTTTGAGACCGTGCCGGCAGATCTCCAGCAGACCTGCATCGAGATTGCGGCCGACCTCTACCGCGAGCGGAAGCAGGACAAGACGATCACGAGCGAGAGCCTCGGCGACTACTCCTACACGCAGGCCGGCGTCGCTGAGCTGCTCGAGGGACGAATCGGCAAGCTGACCGGCTACCGGGAGATCCGATGACCATCTCGTCGCTCGTCGATCGTCACGGCGTCACGGTGTCGATCCTGGCGAAAGCGACCGACACGCTCGACTCGAGCGGCGGCCGTGTCGAGACGTGGGCGACCTCGTCCGTGCTGACGGGCTTCCTCCAGGTCCGGTCGAATGCTGACACGGTCGCCGGCGGTGCCGAGCGGTCGACGCAGACGGCGACGATCTACTTCCCAGGACGGCCGACGATCCGAGTCCGCGATCGGATCTCCTACGGTTCGACGATCTACGAGATCTCTTCGGTCCGTGTGCCGGATGAGCGTCCGCTCTCGGATGCCTTGTGCTACACGATCGTAGAGGCGGCGGAGGTCTTCGGCTAATGGCATCGAAGCACAATCTGCGAGCGAAGCCTGTCGGCGATGCGATGCGTGATGAGCTCGCGTCGCTGATCAATCGGACTGGCCTCTTCTATCAGACGAAGGTCAAGGAGATCCTGAACCTCGCCAAGTCTCCGCCGGCCTCGTCGCCGGGACAGCCGCCACACAAGCGGACCGGCACGCTCGGGCGATCGTTCCGTACGATGCCGACTCGCAAGGTCGGCCGGCGGATCATTCTGACGCTCGGGACCGACGTCGTCTACGCTCGTCCGCTCGAGTACGGTACAAGCCGGATGGCTGCTCGACCGTTCCTCGGACCGACGATGAGAAACAGGAAGCACCGAGCGGCGGTCGATCGTGAGATCGTGAAGGCAAGCGGCCGCATTCGTGCGGCGATCCGTCGGAAGGCAGGACCGCCACGATGAGCAACTACCTCATGCGAGGCTTCTACTCGCGGCTCAATGCTGACACGGGCAGCAGCACGAATCCGGTCCGCACGGCGGTCTCGGACCGGATCTACGCCGTCGAGGCTCCGGCCTCGAGCACGCTGCCGCTCGTCGTCTACTCGATGGAGCCACCGGACACCGAGCGATTCTTCTCCGGCATCGTGAGATCGCGAGCATTGTTTACCGTCTCGGTCTTCGGCAAGGTCGAGCTCGGTCCGGATGCAGTCGCCGACATCGATCGGAAGGTGTTCGACCTCCTCGATCAGCAGGCGGTCACAGTCACCGGACACGACCGAGGGTACATTCGAGGCGTCTCGCGTGGGACGCCGACCGCGGAGGGCGAGTACTTCCGCTCCGATTCGACTTTCGAACTAGTCGCCACGACTACTTCTTGACGAGGGCACGCGATGGGCAGCACTGTAGCCATCGGCTCCGACGGCACCGCTGATCTTGGAAGCGGATACGTCGCGAGCCTCAACACCTGGTCGGCCACGATCACCCGAACGACTTCGGTCGTGACGGGCTTCGGCGACACCGGGCATCGTCGTGTCGCCTCTGGCGTGATCGACATCACCGGATCTGCCGGCGGAGTGCCGAAGTACAACGAGGCAGACTCTTCGCCGCTTGATATCGCGACGACCGCGGCCGGCGGAGATGTCTACCTCTCGGTCAACGGAGCGGACGCAGCGACCGCCGAGTGTTCTTTCAAGTTCCCGGCCGTCTTCAGTTCCGTCGCTCTTGCATCGACGCAAGACGGAGACGCGACCGTCACTTTCAACTTCGAGATCGCGGCCGCGACCGATGCCGATCTCGAGTTCACTTGGTACGAGGTCTGATCGATGGCGAGCTACGCAGTAGGATCCGACGGCTCCGTCACCTTTCCGACGGGCTTCAACGCCGTCTTGAACACTTGGTCGGCGACGATCAGCCGCACGACTCAAGTGCTGACTGGCTACGGTGCAAATGTCCACAACCGACGGGCGTCGGCGGTCGTCGACATCACCGGATCGGCTGGCGGCATTCCTAAGTATTGGGACGGTACGGCCGGATCGGACAACACGCAGTCTCCGATTTCTCACACGGACAGCGGCACCGGCAATCTGGCCGATGCCGGCGACCTGACTGATCGAGCCGGCGGAAACATCACGCTCCGCGTCGCTCCTGCCGTCAGTACTGGTAGCGATTGCGAGATCACCTTCGGTGCGGTCTTCTCGTCATACGCCTTCACGGTCACGAACGACGGCGACTCGTCGATCACGTTCAACTTCGAGATGAACGACGGCGACGGACCGACCGCGACTTGGGATGAGACTGCGTGACGACGCGAAACGATCTCATCAATCAAGGGATCATCCGACCGGGCGGCCGTGACTGGCGCGTCCGGTTGGTCTTTGTCGACGGCACCGAGCGTGTCGTCCGCGTTTCGCCTGGTCGCATCGACGAGGCCGAGGCGATCATCAGAGCAAAGAGGCACGCGAAGATTTTCGACGAGACCGTACTCGCGAAGATCGAAGCGCAGCGAGTCGAGAAGTCGACGCAGGTCGGCGGCTTCGGCATCGTCCAGAAGTAAGGAGAGAACATGGAACCGATCGCGGTCCCAGTCGCCGATGGCACGATCCTCGTGCCTCGGCTGAAGGTGCAACAGATCATCGACCTCGCCGTGCTCAGGCACGAGCGGGAGCGGAAGGAACTCGTCCAGGATCTCGCCGACGCCGGCGTCGATCCCGAGGACCGTCTCGAGCGGCTTCGGCAGCACCGGAAGGAAGTCGGTCTGTCGAGCGTGATCGTCCGGTGGGCGTTCTCGGTCGACGGAGCCTACAGCATCATCCGGATGGCGATGGGCGACTTCCCGGCCGAGCTCGAGGGCATGGATCCCGGCAATCTCTCGCGGCTGGCTCTGGCGTGCATCGGCGTCGATCTGGATGAGTCGGTGGAAGGTGGGGCCGAGGGAAACGAGTAGACGCCGCCCGCGACTGGATCGCCGAGGCGGCCATCATCGCGAGACATCTTCCAGGCGTCGGCTCGCCGCTCGCTCTGCCGATCGATGAGTTCAACGGTTATTTGCGGTCGATCTTCGACTATCTCAAGAGGCAAGCCGGAGATGCCGGCGGCGGTCCTGTAGACCATCGAGCCTACGTCGAGCAGCAAATGAGGCGGATACATGGCTGACTTTCTACTTGAGCTCGACGTCTTCGCAAATACGGCCAAGCTCGAAGCTGGTCTGAAGAAGGCTGAGCAGGTGGTCGATCGAACCGCCGGTGAAATGGACAAGGGTGTGAAGGTTGCGGAGAAGGGCTTCGGTGATCTGCTTTCGGCGATTACCAAGGTTGCCGGCGGCTTGTTCCTTCTTGAAGGAGCATTCAAGGCAGGAACAGCGGCGGCTTCCGCCATGGCAGGAGATACCGAGGCCGCTGCAAACGCTTTGAGAAGTCTCCCGCTGATTGGTCCGCTTGTCACATCGGTTTTTGACTTTGCAAACGCTCTTGAGTTTGCAGGTGCAGCAGCGCGAAAAGCGAGAATTGAAACGGCCGGCCTTGCAGTTGAACTTTCAAGAGCAAATCGCGAACTGACTTCTGCGGAAAGATTCGCGGCGATTTATGCCGAGATGGATGCGCTGAAGGGCTTGAGCGAATCGCAAATCTTGTTGAACAAAAACAAGATGTTGTATCGATCGCTCGACGAAAAGCTCCTGATCGGGCAGAGGAAGATCAATGAAGAGTTCGATCGCCAAGTAGAAGCTCAAAAAGAAGCGTCCATCAATGAGGCTGTGCGTGTCCAGAACATCGCGCTGATCAACAAGGAACGCAAAATTGCATTGATGCAGGAAGAGGCTCTGATCGAAAAAGAGCGAGAGCTTCTGCATTTGCAAGTGCAACGCGCTAGGGAGAAGGAGGCCGAGGCTGCCGCCGCCGAAGCAGAAGCCAAGAGGCAAGAAGAATTCAAGAAGGCAGAAGAAGAGCGACTGCGTCTGATCAAGGAACGTGAGCAATTTGAGCGAGATCTGCGAGAAAGTATCCTAAAGAAGGAAAAGGAGATTGCTGAAGAGCGCGAAAAGCAAAGGCAAGCAGAGCTCGCATTCGTCAACGCTCGGCTCAAGATGGAGCAGGAGATCGCAGAAGCGAGAGCCGATGCCGAACAGCAGGCAGCCGGTGCGACCGCGACCTTTTCAACCGCCGGCGGATCGTTCACGGCGGCGGCTTCGGCTCAGGTCAACGAGGCGAAGCTCCTGACCAAGATCTCCCAGCAGTCGCGAGACTTCCTCGCGATGATCGTACAGAATACAGCTCGCATGGCTGGAGGCTTGAGCCTTGGCTGACGTCATTGAGTTCCTCGAGTCTCGGTCGATCCAGACGAGCGGCGGTCGCGGGACCGGCACGCGG